AGAGGAGTGAACACAAGTTCATTACCGAATACCTCGTTGAGTATGTCCGATAGTTCACCGAAAGCAATAGTGCTTTCTTTATCACCATCATTGTCGGCGATTAGGTCATTGAGTTGTGTGTACAAGTCACGTACTTTGTTGCGGTGTTCTTGTGTTAGGTTTGCATAGTTAGAAACCTTAGTTTCTAGGTCTGACAGTTTCGTATTGAGTTGTTGTACTAGTACGTCTGGTGCTACGTAATCTGTGATTGTTGCTGGGATTGCTTCTGTTGTCATGGTGTTGCCTCCTTCGGTTGGTTGGGTTGATACGTACTGCATTTGCTTGCCACATGGGCAGGTCATCTTGACTTCACCGCTTGGAAATCCAAAGCCATCTCTGGCATGGAATTCAACGGCTGAATCACATTCATCTTGGTCACATACGAACCAATACTTTTGGCTGGTCATTTGGTTTTCCTTTCGGTTGGGTTTGGTGTTGCTTCCTATATATATGCACAGCTTTGCTGTGCTATCTAATGAATCGCACCATGCTTGAGCATGTCATCGCTTGTGTCTGGGCTTTCCAGTAGTGCATGAGCCAGAGAGACAACCTCTTCTGGAACCGTAAGGTTCTTAGTGTTGGCGTCTTGCTCTACCCCATTCGGCAATAGATATCGAGCATCGATATCTACGACCTGTCGTGTACCATCTTCGTACTCTTCGAGTGTTCCCCATAAGTGGACACCCCACTCTTCACCGTCAACTGTTATCCAGTTGTATAGCGTTACATCACTCATCGTCTTCCTCCTCCATGTGGTGTGGGTCTAGTGCCAGTTTGCTATCTATTAGATAGGCTCTGACTGCGTTGTCGATACCTTCGTATCCATCCTCATCGATAGATACTGGTTGCCAATGGTCGCGGATAATCCACGCCATCAGTACCTCTCGTGAGAATACGGTTGCGATGTCGTACTCTTCTTGGTCTGCAAGCATGGCACCTAGTGAGTGCCAGATTGCTAGGTCTGTCATTGCTGAACGCCACACTTCTAGTGATAGGCGATAGGTTGTTAAAGATTCCGCAGCCTTACTTAGTAAGGCAACGCTGTCTTCTACTGTGTTCATGTGTCCTCCTTATTTCTTTGCGATAGCAAAGCGAATGTCTGCCTTGCCATCGATACATAGTCGGCATGTTGCACAAGCACTACCTTCGGTAGTGATTAGTGGAATGGAACCCAGATTCTCTGGGCATTTCGCACCCACCTTGCCAGTCATACTGAGCATCGTGTCCTTTGCATCAGCAAAGGTGTCAGATAGATAGGCAACCTTTATCTTTACACCTTCGGTGCGAAGATAAACAGCGTTGGATTTGTTCTCATCATCTGTACTAAAGTACAGCGATAGGTTGTCAAGTCCATCCAGAATTCTTGCAGCAGATGGGACTCGTGTATATACCCAGAACTTGATGTCTGGGTTGAGCATGATGACTGCTCGCCATGCCTTGGTATAGGTATCGGAGAAGAAATCCCCATCCCAATGGATGCGGAAGATTAGTTCCGCGTCTTTTGATTTGCATTCCAATCGGAATGAAGCAACCATGTCATCCAATAAATTGGACATAGTCTCTAGGTCTGCATCTTTAAGCAGGTTCCAGTTATGTAAGAGAGTATCTCTTACTGATGGGAAGATGCGTTCCAACTTTCCAGCGTAGCAAATCTTCTCGCATATACTGGTGGCGTTGGGACATGAGTACTGCTTACCACTAGGTAAGCCGAACGTGTTAGCAATTGCTGAGCGCTTGCCGTTTGGTGTCGGCATATTGGTGACCTTACGGTCATTAGAACGCTTTAGTCCTGCCATTGTGTTGCTCCTTTCGGTTGGTTGGTTTAGCCCTTATATATATGCACAGCTTTGCTGTGCTATCTATTCATGGTCGAAGTCACACCATGGTTCGAGATGATGTCCCTCTACGATGGTGTATGCGGGGGCTGTAGGGTAGCCACGCCATGTGACACCTTCTGGTAGTTGGATACTCTTATGAGTATCACCATCCGATACTGCATAGATGGCTTCGATACATGGTTCCACCATGGTAAGTGGAACTGGCGGATAGTGATTGCTTTGCAATTGGATGCTGATAGACTGCCGAATGTCAATGACATTCTCTGCCAGTTCTTGAGCCATCGTGCTTCCCATTACGCGACCTCCTTGTCTGCTTCAATTGCATACTTTGCAATTGCGTCGAACTCACTTGCTCCCCATCCGAGCAGGATTTGCTTTAGCAAATTGACTGCTGATTGGGGTATTGATTCCTCCACCTGACTGATTACATCAGTCACCATGGATTCATAGTCGTGCTTGATGATGTCGCTGACAGTAGCAACGCGACCCTGAAATACGCGAGTCATCTGGATGAGGTCATCCCATGCCTCTTGGTCATTCTCGACTACCATTAGGTAGTCTCTTACGAACACTTCTCCTGCGAACTTCATTAGATTTCTCCGTTCTCTTGTAGTTTTCCGATGGCATTTGCCATCGCTTCTTGCCATGTGTATCCTTCTCCTCCACCTACGAAGGTTTCCCAGTCATTGAGTTTGAAGAACTCAACGTAGTATCTTGTCCCGCGAGGGGCGTTCTCATCTTCTTGGTGGTTCAGTTGTACTTTGTAGTCCATCATCGTTCCTCTCGAATTGTTGTTGCCCAGTGTTGCTCCATATCAGCAGACCTACGGTCTGCTATCTTGATATCCACGTAGTCCCATACGAGAGCCACGAGTAGGATACTTACGACCACTAGGAGAATTCCCATAGCGAGGAAGTCTCCCCAATAGAGTCCATAACCGTTCATTTCATCTCCAATCTGCCAGCCGAATTTCGGTTGGTCTGCCCCATATATACGCAAAGCTTCGCTTTGCTATCTTGAGATGTGCGTAGCGCCTGTAGCATGGCGCCCCGCCTGTTAATAGCCAATCCGCATACTCGCCTGTCCCTGCGCGTGTGTGTATGTATACCCATGTGTGTATGTGTCTATGTGTCTGTTCATGTATGTCATGCTCAACAGGCTCAAGACACGCCTCCTGTCCGTCTGAATTTGACAATGCTGGGGCTCGTCGTGTAAGATGGTTCCATCAATCGGCGCTGGGCTGGTTGATAACTAACCGAAAGGCAAGCAAATGATTACAGCATGGACACACGATGATTTACTAGTAAATCTCAAGGACGAAGTTAACGAAGTTAAAGAGTTCTATAACGTACCTTCGCTCGACCATGTACCCGATTTCGAATTGACTACAGTCAAGTACGCTCAACTAGGTGACCTAGTTCCACTAGGTAAGGGTCGCGTAGGCATAGTCTTCGACGTAGTCGAAAGCTTCGGAGTGCGCGAGTTGAGCATCGTCGCATCAAACCTTCGCGTGGTTCTCAAGCGAGTAAGCGCATGAGGGCGATAGCGTGTGACGATAACGGTACTCTCGCGGTGGTACGCGAGGGGAAGTTAGATATCTATACGCTCATCGGCGAAGCCGACACGCCCAAGGATTTGACAAGTCGGAGTGTGTATACACTCCTTCACTCCATAGGCGAGCCCGATAGTGAGGCGCGTATATATGAATGGTTCAAGGCTCTATAGATAGTCAAGCCCCTCTTCCATCTCCGCGAGGACGGTGGGGGAGGGGTTCACCTTTTCAGACATGATTTACGCGGGGCAGGGGGCAACCCTTGCCCCTTTTTTTGTGCGTTTGCCCATGCCGACCCCCCCGATGTTTAACCTCACCCCCCGCCCGCCCCCCACTATCACCAAAAATATTTTCACCAGAACCAGGCTCTGACCTGCACTTTTAATATATTTTAAAAATAATTACCAAAACCCCTTGAGACACGCCCATCCTCTAGCCCCCTATATAAGTGTAACGGCGAAGTTCCACTGAGCCGTAAACGGCGGTCTTAACGACCGCCTTTATTGGTAAATAAGCTTATGTGGGGATACCTCTGTCTATCCTCTTGTAGACCCCTACAGGTACTGGAGTAGACTTGGAAAGAAATCTAACCCCCGAAGAGGCTCGTAAAGAACTCATCGACTTGGTACGCCAAGGGCGCACCATCGCCGATGCCCTAAAGGTTATCGGTAGAAGTCGTTCTTGGTATGACACCCAACGGCGCGAAGCTCAAGGCTTCGCTGCCTACGTAGACAATGCTCGGTTTAGAACAGCAGACCTCGCAGAAGATGCTCGGTCTGGTCTTTCTGACTTTGCCGAATTCTCCGAGAAGTATCTTGGTGCAAAAGTCTGGGACCACATGCTTAACGTGGTCGATATGCTAGAAGGTCGGGAACCTCGCTGGATTGAACCAGCAATGACCTACGAAAAAGGCTCTGGCGGTCTATCTCGTTTGCTGGTAAACGTACCACCAAACCACGCCAAGACCATGACCATCACGATTAACTACGTGACCTACCGTATCGTCAAGAATCCTAACATCTCGGTTATCGTAATTTCGAAAACCCAAGAGCAGGCTAAGAAGTTTCTTTACGCTATCAAGCAGCGTTTAACGCATCCGCGTTACGCTGACTTACAAGCTGCCTTCGGTCCAGCCGATGGCTACAAAGCAACCGCTGACCAATGGTCGGCTAACAAGATTTACCTTGGCGGAGATATCCGCGACAACGACGCTAAAGACCCTACGGTCGAAGCTATCGGTATGGGCGGTCAGGTCTACGGCGCACGTGCAGACCTAATCGTGCTAGACGACGTGGTGACGTTGTCGAACGCCAATGAATGGGCGAAGCAACAAGAATGGATTAGGCAGGAAGTTGCCTCACGTCTCCCACCAGGAGGCGGTCAGCTTCTCGTAGTCGGTACTCGCGTATCAGCAGTCGACTTGTATAAAGAACTTCGCAACCCCCAGCATTACACGGATGGTGTACTTCCGTGGTCATATTTGTCCATGCCAGCAGTACTTGAGTACGCTGACAATCCAAAGGATTGGAAAACCCTTTGGGCTAAATCAGAGCAACCTCTTACAGACACTGACGTGCCTGACGAAAATGGTTACTTTGACCGATGGACAGGCGAACGCTTAACGGCGGTTCGCAACGAGGCAGGACCATCCAAATGGTCTCTGGTTTACCAGAACCTCGATATCGCGGAGAATGCAATCTTCGACCCGATGTGCGTCAGAGGCGCAGTCAACGGAATGAGAAAATCGGGTGCGCTTATTGCAGGCGCAGCGGGACATCCTGATAATGCACAGAACTTCTTTCGCATTATTGGTATTGACCCAGCGATGTCTGGCGACACCGCAGCTGTAGCTTACGCAGTTGACCGCAGAACACACAAGCGCTATGTCATGGACGTTCACGTCATGAGCAGCCCCACACCTGCAGCAATTCGCTCCTTGATAAGAGAGTGGACGGATGCGTATCAACCGCATACCGTTATAGTTGAGTCAAACGCTTTTCAGCTTTTCTTAACACAGGATGAGGAAATTAGAAACTTCCTTGCCACACGTGGTATTAATTACCGACCACACTACACAGGTAATAACAAGCAAGACCCAGAGTTCGGCGTAGCCTCTCTGGCACCACTGTTCGGTACCGTCATTAAGCGAGACGGTAACAACAACAACTTGAAGCATGCAGGCGATAACATCATTGAGTTGCCTGACTCTTCAAGAAATGAACATATTAAAAAGTTAATAGAACAACTTGTAACCTGGCAGCCAGGAGTACAGGGCAAGCGATTAAAGATGGACGCCGTGATGGCGTTATGGTTCTGTGAAATCGTAGCCCGTGATGTTCTACTTACTTCAGCCACTGTACCAAACTTCCTTAAGAACGAATTCACACCACGTTCCGAAGTTGAATCAAGGTACATCGTCAACTTAGATGACTTAGCTGCAGCGCAGCGAATAGCGAGATTGTGATTTCATGAAAGAATTCGTACACGCTTTTGAGCAATTGAAAGCTAGAAACGCCGAGCGCGATAAGCGCATGCGCGAGGTAGCTTTAGTTCGTGCTGGTAATGCAGACCAGGTATTTCGTGGTTTGTTCCCAGAGGGAACATGGTCACGTCCTATCATTGCTAACCTTATCGACGTTGTAGCTCGTGATGTATCTGAGCAAGCTGGTGTTCTACCTACCATTACTGCTGCTGGAGATTCATCTCTCGATGACTCCCAGCGTACCAAAGCTGATAAGCGTACAAAGATTTGTAATTACTATGTAGCTTCATCACGACTTGGTACGGAACTACTGCGTGGCGCAGACCAGTTGGGTACATACGGATTCGTTGTATTCCGTGTGGAACCTAACTTTAAAGAACGTCGTCCGCATATCCATGTTGAAAACTCCATGGGTGCGTACTACGACGTTGACCGATTTGGCGAAGTCCAAGTCTATGCTCGCTCTTACCATCGTAAGGCGGGAGATTTAGCAGCTCAGTTCCCTGAGTATGCTGACCAAATTCTACAAACAGGTGCGTTCTCTCGTGGAGATACAAACCAGCTTCTTGAAGTTGTACGATGGACTGATAAGAAGCAAGCAATCATGTTTATCCCAGAGCGAGGGGGCGTAGTTCTTGCACAGACACCAAACAAACTCGGTCGTGTCCCAGTTGCGATTGCTCAACGTCCTTCTCTCGACGGAGAAGTCCGAGGCTCGTTCGACGATGTACTACCTGTTTACGCAGCCAAAGCTCGTCTTGCTCTCCTTACTATGGAAGCTGTCCAAAAATCTGTTGAAGCTCCTCTTGCTTTGCCTACTGATGTTACTCAGCTTTCCGTTGGTCCTGATTCAGTCATTCGTTCTAACTCCCCTGAGAAAATTCGTCGTATTAATTTGGACGTACCTCAATTCGCTTTTGCTGAGAATAATGTTCTAGCCGATGAAATGAAGTTGGGAACACGATTCCCACAAGCACGTGCAGGACAAGCAGAAGGTTCTATCGTTACTGGTCAAGGTGTCAAGGCACTTATGGCTGGATTCGATTCACAGATTAAAGTTATTCAATCAGTACTTGGTGAGGCAATTGGTCAAGCTATTTCAATCGCTTTGGCTACCGATGAAACATACTTCAAGGAAGTTACACGTGAAGTATCTGCTACGGCAAACGGAGTTCCTTACAAGTTAAAGTACAAGCCATCAGCTGACATCAACGGTAACTATGGAGTTACAGTTGAATACGGACTAATGGCAGGTCTAGACCCTAACCGAGCACTCGTATGGGGTCTACAAGCACGAGGCGACAAGCTAATCTCACGAGGAATGCTACGTCGCAATCTACCGATTTCGCTCAATGCTGGAGAAGAAGAGCGAGCAATTGATATTGAAGAGATGCGTGATTCGCTAAAGCAATCAGTTGCATCTATGGCTGCTGCAATTCCACAAATGGTAATGCAAGGTCAAGACCCAATGAAGATTGTTGAAAAGATGGCTGCAGTTATTGACGAACGTAAGAAGGGTACTCCTCTAGAGGATGCCGTTGCTAAAGCGTTCAAGCCAGAACCAGCACCAAAACAACCTCAGATGCCAGGAATGCCTCCACAGGGAGCAGCTCCTGAACAGGGTATGGGTGGCGAAATGCCTAACTTCCCACAAGAACGACCAGCAATGCAAGAACTTCTTGCAGGTCTAACTGGTGGAGGAAATCCAAACCTAGCAGCAAGAGTAACTCGTCAAATACCAGCATAACAAGGAGAAATAAATGTTCGGAAAGCAAGGAAAAGCAGCAAAAGCTCCAGTACACCCAGGACACGCAGGCAAGAAGTCAGCAGGTAAGGGTGTCGGTCTAGGACAGAATGCTAAGCCAGCAGCGCTAAAGACCATCAAGGGCAACAACAACAAGCTTAAGTAAAGGATAACCATGGCAGCCAAGAAGGCAAAGACCACACGAAAGTATCGGCAGGCAAAACAGGCTGCCAAACCTGCTGCCAAGGAAGCGTTTCCTGGTAAGAAGCAAGCAGGACGTAGAGAACCATTAGGCAAAATCAGCTTAGAAGATAAGCAAATTGCTGATGAAGTAAGAAAAACCGCTAAGTCTGAACTTGGCAAGAATGCATACCTCAGCAAGTCTGAATACAATATGCAGCAAGCTGCATCTCGTGCAAGATTCCGAGAGGCAATGCGTGAAGAGTTCGGCGAATACGGTGGAAAGAAAGCTTCACCAGCTGAATCAGAAGTATCTAGAGCAGCTAAAGCAACTTCAGCAGGCAAGGGTTCATCTCTTGTAGAAGATGGCAAGGTTGTATCTAAGGCTCGTGCTGAAGAAATTATGTCAGGTAAGAAGAAGTCACCTGCTAAAAAGAAAGCAGCGGTTAAGAAACCTTCTGTTGCAAAGCCAGGCGTCGATGTTAAGAACGTTGCAAAGGTAGCAGGTAAAACTGTTGCTGCTGCTAAGGCAGCAAAAACTGCAGGTAAAGCTGCAAAGTCTGCTGGAAGAGCAGCACGTTCCGCTGCAAACAAAGCAGCATGGAAGAACATGACTCCAGAAGAGCGCAAGAACTGGAAGTCAACTCGACCAGGTGCTAAGCCTTCAACATATGTAGCAGAACGTAACGCAGGTAAGACACCAGCAGATGCTGCTAAAAAGGCTAACCCAAGATTGTTCAAGAACCCTACGGCAGAAGCACCAGTAAAAATGCCAAAGGAATCAACAAAGACAACACCAACAAACGTTAAGCCTTCACCGCAAGGTAAGACACCAGTGCGTCCTACAGATGCATCACTTCGTGCGAAGGAAGATGCATATCTTGATGAAACCAAGAAGCGTATGGCTGCAAAGAACAAAGCTCTTGCTAACTCAGCTAAAGGTAAAACACAAACACCTCAAGCAGAAAAGGCTAGAGCTACCGCAAAGCCAGAACCAAAGAAGGCTGTAGCACCTAAGAAGGGTTCACGTACAGTACGTGGAGCTAAGTTTGTTGCTAAGAAGTTCCCACTAGCGATGGTTGCTGGAGAAGTTGTTTCAGCAGCTAAGGGTTCTACATTTAAAGACCTTAATGAGATTAACCGTCTTAAGGCAAAACTTGGTGATAAGCCAATGTCAGCCAAAGAAGGTGCAGCAACACAGGCAAGTAACCTTGCTAATCTTGCAACCATGGGTCTTGTTGGAAAGACTCGTCGTCAACGTATGGACGAACTTAATGCAAAGATTAAAAAGAAGGAAGCAGCAACTGCTAAAGCCAACAAGGGTCTTCGTTATGGACCAAAGGGCGAAAGCTTAGTTCCAGGAACCGATGCATACAAGAAGGGTTCCAAGACACGTCCATCTGCTAGTTCAGCAAATAAGCCAACAACTGGTGCAGGTGGTTCATCTACTAAGTACGTAGTTAAGAAGGGCGATACCTTGTCAGGTATTGCTAAGAACGCAGGGCTTTCACTTTCAGAAGTTCGTGCATTAAATCCAAAACTAATGAACGACCCTAAGTACAAAAAGGGTTCAGCGATTTGGTCTGGAACAAAGGTTAACGTTAAGAAGAAATAGGTCAAACAATGTCAATGATGCAACCTTCGGGTCCTGGAAAGTTCGCTAAGCGAACCGATAGACAGGGTGCTATGAAGTTACCTAACGCTGCTTATGGTGAGCAAAAGCAATTCCAAGCAGAACAAGCAGGCGCACCAATGGCAAAGTCAGCACCACGGCGCAATCCAATGGAAAACATTGTTCCGTTAACAGCGCCAACACGTAGACCAAGCGAACCTGTTACTGCAGGAGTTGACTCTGGTCCAGGACCAGGTAGTTCAATTCTTGGAATGAAAAAACCAGCAGATGTTACGTTGGAAGATTTATCCAAAATGTCTCAGTACATGCCATTGATGGTTCGCTTTGCGGACTCACCACAATCTAGTGGAACAATGAAAGCGTTTGTTAAATATCTAAGGAGTCAAACCGAATGAGAGCACTCAAGAAGTTCGAAGAGAACCTTGAGTACCTTGGCTTTGACATGGCTCCAATTGCTTGGGATATAGCACGTATGGAGTTTCCAAACGATGATGACCGACTTGCTTTATTAGAAGAATTGACTGTTCAGAAGGAGGTCACACCAGGTGTCAATGACGGAATGGTGGAATGACCCACAAGTCAACAAGCAACCTTCTAAGGTTAAAACATCTAAGGTAGATGAGTTCAAGAAGCAAACAGATAAAACTAAGGTAGGTCAGGCAGAAGCTGCCATCATACCTAAAGTTGCTGGTGCAATTGAAGCAGGTAGCAAGAAGCCAATCCTTGGCGCGGTTATTAACCCAGCAATGCGTGTGCTTGAAACATTTGGCAAGCGTGTTGTACAGCCACTTACTCAAGGTGCATCTACTGCATTACTTACGCCACAAGCTATGGCTGCTGGCAAAGGTAACCCTATTGAATCATTTCGTTTTGCTAAGAAGCAATCTGAAAAGATTTCTATGGGTCAAGCGTTAGCAGGTGCTGTAGGTAAAGTTACATCACCAGTACTTGGTGACGTAACAAACGCTACCTTTCTTAACGAAGACTTCGATATCTTTAACGATAAGCAACGCGAACGAGCATTCAGAGATGAATGGGTTGGCATCATTGCATCAGGGTCAAGCGATTTAGTATTAGCTGCGCTAGGAACTAAAGGCGCTGGAGCTACTGTTCGTGCTACAGGTCGTAAAGTTGTAGGACCAAAGCGTATTGCAACAACAGATGACATGAATAAGTTTCGTGATGAAATCGAAACTATTGTTACAGAATCTACATTGCCAGATGTTCAGCGTACCAAAACTGGTCTTACTGTACTTGTTGATGATGCCGTTAGAGAAAAGGACATCACCAAGTTAGCTGCTAACCCACTAGTAAGTGAAACAGCAAACCCTTACCGTACCGCAACAATCGTTTCACGATTGGATAACCACCGCGATGTAGCAGATTACTTGCTAGCAGAACGCGGTGACATTGATGCGTTTAATCGTTTCTTTGCAAGCAAGCCACTAGATGCTGACCACTTAGATGATTACGGTATCGACAAGACAACACCAATCTATGATTGGTCTGAGTTGGGTCAAGAGTTTCTTACACCAGCAATGACATCAAGAATGCAGCGGATTGTTGATGCAAAGAAAGCAAGTGACCCTAAATTTGCACGAGCTCTAGAAGAGTTCGGTGCTAATCTGCCACGTGGCGTAAACGTTGAAAGCTATCGTCCAGGACGTTTTGCTGCTCTTGAATCACTTAGCCTTGCTAAAAAGAAGATTCAATTGCAGTCACAATACGGTGACCTTAAAATGTTTGGTGACGACGGTGGCGAAGGTTGGAAGACGCAGGTCTACCAAACAAACACATACGACCGCGTTATCCGCACAATTGCATGGACTGGCTCAGGTCGCCCACAGGGCATGATTAATATTTCTAACCCACGTGCATTTGAAGCATCATCTGATTTACTATCAGACCTTAACCGCCTACAGTTCCTTAGTGGAGCCGAAGGCGCAGTGTTTAAGCGTAAGATGGTTTCAAAGTTTCTTAACGCTCAGGATGATACAGAACGTGCATTAGCACTTGGTCAAATTGAAGAAGCTGTCATGATTCGCCTAGCAAAGTTCTATGGCGTAACAGACCTTCAGGATATCCGCACACCTACTGACGCTGTCGACCAGATTAAGCAGTGGCGCACCAAGGCTAACGAATCACGTTCAACCATCAAGCAGTTTGCTGTTAAGAATGGTTTTATTCCAGACAACGATGGTTCTATTAACGTACAGAATTTTCTTTCAGTATCAAACGAAGCTCAAACAATTCCAATGCTTGACTTCCGCCGACTAGAAGCAGAAGTAATTATCAATGCTCGTCGTGCTGCTGGTAAGGGAACAAAGGTAACTGAAGGTCAATACCGTGGCGCTGTTGTGTCCAAGGTAGCTATGAACACTGGTCAGTTCCTTGACTTAGCTAACATGGTTTTCTCAAACCTTAACTTGCTTCGCCTTGCATACATTCCTAAGAACTCAATGATTGACCCAATGGCTCGTGCTTCTATGGCACTTGAGTCTATGGAGTTGTTCCGTAATGCAGCACCAGCAATGGATAATGTTGCATATAACTCAAGCCTTCGCGCTGAATCAATCAAGCGTTTCTTGCCTGGTTCACCACAATCAAAAGCACGTAAACGTGCTGAAGCTGCAAAGTTTGAAGTTGAACAGTACCGAGCAGAGATGGAACCAAAAGTTGCTGATTGGGAAAAAGCACAGGACGCATTTGATATTGCTGACAAGAATTACGCTAAGTTAGTTGCTGCTCGTGATAAGGCATTGGCTCGTGCCAATAAGTCTACAGGTGCATCGGCTGCTAAGGCACAGGCTGCATTGTATGCAGCAGAGGATGCGCTTTATGACGCACGTATTGCGCTTAGCCAAGCAGATGACCAATTGTCACGTACGGCAGATATTGTCAACGGATACGCAAAACTTATTGACAATACACGCAAAGACTGGATTGATTACGAATCACGTAAGCAAGAGTTGCGTACTGGTAAGAAGCGCATCGGTCAAGAGCAAGATGTAATCGTAAGCTCAAGTGGCAAGGCATACACTATTGATGGTCTTGCAGACCCTAACATTCGTGGCGTCGGTCCTTACATGGCTGAAGTTGATTCAGCTCAAAACTTTTTAACAACTGCTATGCAGTCAGAAATTTCTCGTCGCCTTCGTGCAGACGGAACTCGCTTTGTAAAGATTAACCGCAAAGACCGAGCAGAATATATGAATGCTTTGGCACATATTGCAAACCGTCAGATTCGAAATGAAATCGACATGCCTCTTGGCATGATGATGCGTAATGAATCTACTGGCGAGATTCTTAAGTGGTTATACAGCCCAGCAGGTAAAGAGTACCGACTACGTATGCAGTCACGTTTCGGCGGTAAAGAATTAAAACGCGATGACTTTGCTAACTGGATTGATACAACCAGAGACAAACTTTTCCAGATGTATCCAGATGATGGACTACGTTCAACAATTCTTACACGTGAAGTTTCTGTTGACGAGGTTGACTCAATCCTTTACGGCAAGCCAGATTTGCCAGAAACAATTGATGGACCAAGCCTTCAACTTAACGATTTGAATAACCTAGAACGTGGCTTAGCCAAGGTTCAGGGAGCAACTGATGCAGCATGGAGAATCTTATCTGCAGCAGAAAACAGACTGGTGCGTAATCCACTGTTCTTGACGTATACACGCCAAGAGATGAAGACGATGGTAGATGCTGCAGAACGCTCTGGCATTAATGTATCTGACGCGGTGGTTAACCATGAGATTCGCCAAGCTGCATATCGTAAGGCGTTATCACGTGTTGAAGAAACACTGTACTCATCACGTCGCCTCAGCAACGGTATGTACGTGGCACGTTATGCCATGTCATTCCCACTAGCATTCTTTAACTCACAGGCTGTAGCGCTTCGCCTATTGGCTCGCAACCCAATGAATGCGTACTGGTACAACAGTATCCAGCAAGCGTTCGATAACTTTGAAGCATACGAAGACCAAGATGGAAACACTTACAAGAACATTAAGGATGTTCCTAGAGGAACGCAAGTGTCCGTTAAGTATCCAATTCCTTTTGGTGACAAGCTACCAGGTTGGGCTCAGAACGCACTAAAGCCTTACACAGATTCACGTGGCGGTGGAATCCGCTGGAATCCAAAGCAACTAGAGTTTATGGTTGCTGACCCATCAGTATCTTGGTTCGGTGGTATTACAATTTCTGAAATCGTTAAGAACGGTATCGGAATTGGTCCATGGAAGATTTATGGCGAACAGGTTGCTCAAGGATTACGTGAAGTACTTGGCGATGATGTCTATGAATCCAGCGTTCTATACGGTGGATACCCACAAGAAGGTGGTGGTTTCGTAGAAACTACAGCCAACACAATCCTTCCAGGGTATATGAAATCAGGTTTAGCTGCACTAGGCATCTTTAGAGATGACAGATTCTTGGACGAAACATTTGTCCAGTTTAAAACTGCATACGCTCAATGGGATAGAAACGGTCGCATAGGCGAGCCACCTACCATGACAACAGCAGCACGAGCTGCTGGAGTAATGTCTTTTATCCGTTCGATTGTTCAGTTCTCAATGCCAATCGCTACATCATTTGACCCTGTAACACGTTCAGCTACTGCATGGTATGCAGAGTTGGTCGATGCTACAGGCGGAGATTACAAGATGGCAGACAAGATATTCGCAGAACAATGGGGTGTCGATGCAATCGCACTGATTGGTTCTAACCAAAAGAATATCTCAGGTCTTGCAACAACAATGGATGACCTAGCTGTTCTTCGCAAGAACCCAGAGTTGCTTGCAAAGCTTGGACGTTCCAACACAAAGTACGCAGCAATGCTTTCATCTGGTTACGGTGATTTGTCAAGCAGTTCTGAATACTCAACCGAAGTTGCTGCAATCTTTAAGAAGCTTGGTTACCCTGGATATGACACTCCTATTACCCAGAAAAAAACCAAGGAAGAAGTAGCTAAAAGCGTTGAGGCTCGACGCGGTTGGTTTGAGTACCAGAAGGCTCAGGAGTGGCGTGATGCCAAGATGGCTGAGTACGGTATTCGGTCTACAAGCGAATCAATGTACGAACGAAGCGGTATCAAACGTGAGTTTGACAAGATGGTTCAGGTCGTTATCGATGACTTCCCATCATGGGTTACCGAACGTAAGAACATCAACGATGAGTATTGGGATGCAACAATCCCATCTATTCAGAAGATTGTAGATGATGAAAACTGGAGAGCATATTCCTTCAGTAAGGGAAGTCCTAAGTGGGAAGAAATAGCGTACTGGCTTGAAGAAGCTAAAGCTTTTAACAAAGCTTATGAGCAGCAAAACAATACAGACAAGCGCAAACTTCTACTAAAGCAAAACTTTGCTCAGTTCCACTATGACTTTTTGCAGACAGCATCTGAAGAATTTGCTGCTTTTGCGTACAGATGGTTAAACAATATGCCTCAACTAGACACAGAATTTACGGTGACAAATGGCTAAGAAGTACAAAAAGGGTGACCCAGCGCCAGACCCAAAAAGTTATCCAAATAACAGCAAGGGCAAGGCTGCATACCAGGCTGACTACAAGGCTTGGCAAAACGCGCAAACACCAAAACCTCAAGAGCTTGATGTACCACCAATTCTTCTTCCTGGCGTTAAAGCAGGAGAACAATTATCAGTAGACCAACAGCAAGCAAAAGACTGGTTTAAGTTTACTGCACCAAAGGCAGCAAAGGGAACGCCTGCTCGTATTTACTACGATAGCTTTGTTTCAATGCTAGCCAAGGCTGGTATTCCAAAGTCTAAGTACAATTCTGTATGGGCTGATGCGGTGTCTTGGGTTCAAGCACCAGGGTCTGGCTCTAAGGGTGACCCAAAGTTGTATCTATCTTCTGGCTTTAGCGCAGCAGATTACGCATCAACAGCAACTAAAGCACCAGCGACTACTAAGAGTAAGACAACAACTACTACTCAATACAGTCCATCATCTGCTGGCTCAACAATCAACTCAATGATTGAAAATGAACTTGGTCGTACTGCAACTTCAGATGAAGTTGCTGGATACCTAAAGGCAGTAAATGAAAAGGCAAAGCTTGAACCGTCTGTTTATGAAAACACAAGCAAGACAACAGTTACTGGCTCTGGCGCCAAAGGCGTAAGCAACACTGTAACTAGCGCTACTCAGTCAACTGGATTTGACCCAGCAATCTTTGCACAGAACTTTGCTCGCAGCTTACCAGATTACGCTGAATCTTTTGCTGCTAAAAACTTTTTAAGAATCGTAGATAGTCTTATCGGTCCTGACCGAACAGCAATCGGAAAGGTGGTTGAGCAGTAATGTCAGCACTAGATGCAGCAAATACAGCGCGTCAAGCGCAAATACAAGCAGGACGTCGAACTCTTCTACCACCTCCTAATCCTAATACATTAAGCAGCTCTGTTCCACAAACCAGAGACACTCTCTCTATGGCAATGCTGCAATCAAAGTTCGGTATTGCTGCTGCAGTTATCGGTGCTGACCCAAGCCTTAAGGCTGCGCTAGAAAGAATCCTTGGTACCAGTGGTGGACCAATGATTACCGACCCATACCTACAAGAACAAATTATTAAAGAATCTTCTTGGTGGCGTGACCAGACAGATACTCAACGTCAATACGCTTTTGCTAAGCAGACTAACCCAGGTCAGTTCGCTGCAGATTTGCAATTAAACGCCAGCGAAATTGTCAAGAAGTTTGCAGCTAACGGTATTTCTATTACTGCTGATGACGCGATTAGATACGCAGAACAGATGATGCAGCAGTCAATCATCAAAGACGGCAAGGTAGTTCGTTACGATACAGATTACCTAAACCAGTTGATGGCTAATGCAATTGACTTTACAAAGAATGACAAAGTTGGCGACCGAGTTGTTTACACAAAACTTGCTGGCAATCTTGAGACATTGGCACAAAGCTTATACAAGCAAGCATGGGACTATGGTTTCCCACAGACAATGTCCAACACAGGATTTACTAACTGGTTTGAGGCAAGCATGAAGGGTCTAGTTTCTGGACAATTAAATCCACAACAAGTCGATGACCAACTTCAAGCACGAGCAAAGTCATTTGCTCCTGGTTTATCTAACCTAATTGACCAAGGTCAGACGCTGCGTCAAGCAGCAGACCCATGGCTACGTGCTATTGCAGATACATGGGAACTTGGCGACGTTAACCAAATTGACCTTAACGATGAAACAGTTCAGCGAACATTAAACTCTACAGATGAAAAGGGAAATGTATCCCCTATCAATCTATACGATGCAAAGAAGATGGCTCGTCGCAGTTCTAAGTGGGATATGACCCAGAACGCTAAAGAAGAGAAGACAAGAATAGCAAGCACAATCTTGCGCGACATGGGATTCTTGGGGTAACAAATGCGATATTACGATAGATATATGGTGGATGGTGGCGGTTCGGACATCCCAGACCTTGTTTCTGCTTTTGATAAATTTAATGCAGATAATAATACTATTGCTGATGATACAGCCGTTGATGAAACTGGCGATGATGGTGGATTAACCTACGACGAAGTTTTTGGCAACGCTGAAGATAGCCCAGATTTTGATTACAACCCATGGGGCGACCCAGACGAGATTGACACAACTGGCGTTGAAACAATTGAATATGACCCTTCTTCTTATGGACCAACTGGTTACGACAATCTTGGCGACGAAGAGCTTATGGCTCAGTATGACAGTCTTCTTGAACTTCAGGGAGATAGCAGTGGTAACAGCCCAGCTGCATTCCGTATTGGTGAAGAGCTCAGCATGCTTGAGCTTGAAATTGATGCCAGAAATCAAACACGTAAATTAACACCTCCTCCTAAAAGTACCACTACAACTGGCGGAGGAACGTTATCTCCTGGTGCTGGTGGGGCAGGTCCAGTAGATGCTGCAACTAAAGCAGTACTTGACCAGATTGCTGGATTAACAAAGCAGATTGCAGACCTTGAGGCTGCACGTGCAGCAGAAGCTGCTAAGCCAAAGGTTGTCGGCGTACGTACAGTACGTAAGACAGGTGGCATTGTTGAAACCGTTGAGGTTATGTCAGACGGTTCACAAGGTAAAGTCATTGATTCATACAAGGACTTTGGTGCTCGTGACTCTGTAATGAAGATGTTTGAGAACACAGGTCTTGGCAAGAACTTTATTGATACTTTGGTTCGTTCAATTGACAAAGTGTATGAAGAAAACATTATGCCAACCGATGAGCAGATTCTTAATACTATCTACAACAGTGACGCATACAAGACACGGTTTGCAGCTAACGAAACAATTAAGAAGCGCATGGCTGAAGGCAAGGGTATGCCTGGTGACAGACTCCTTACGCCAAAACAATACATTGACACTGAGATTCAGTACAGAGAAATTATTCAGAACGCTTCATTACCAGAAGGTTTCTACGATACACAAGATGACTTCACCAAGTTAATCGAAAACAATATCAGCGCAGCTGAGTTGGTTGACCGCGTTAACGTAGCAAAGAACATCTTGCAGAATGCTGACCAAGCAATCAAGGATTCGCTTAAGAATTATTATGGTCTTTCAGAAAGCGACATGGTCGCTTATCTTCTCGACAAAGATAAAGCATTCAACCTTATCGACTCACGATTTAAGTTCAGCACAGCAGATGCACAGAAGATGTACACAGCTGCCGAAGTTGGTGGCGCTGCTGCTCGTGCAGGTATGGGTGCTAACAAAGCATTTGCTGAGGAGATTGCCGAAGCAGGCAAAGCACAAGGCGCAGAAGAAGCATTCCAAACAGCTGCTCGCAATCAAGCAGACTACGCACGATTGCTTGGTCTGTACGGTGAGACAGCAGGTGAAGAAGACCTCGCTCGCCAGCAGTTGGCTCTTGCAGGTGGTACAGATGTTGCACTTAAAACCAAGAAGCTTGCTTCTAAAGAACGTGCAAAGTTTGCTACACGTAGCGCAATCGAGAAGACGTCACTTGGTCGTACGACCGCAGCCGACGTTTAATTAAGTTCCGTCCCAGACCGTCCAGCCCTGGTGATGTGTATAAGTCTGGAAGTCATCACGTCTACGAATCACTACCCCTTGTGAGGAGTACGTGTGGTGCAAACCCGATGAGGGTCAACTACTAATAGGGAGAAAAAACAATGGCAGATAACTACGAATACGATATCGAAGATGACGAAGACTACAGCGGTACTGACTTGGTCAAGAAACTTCGTAAGCAAATCGATGGACTTCAGAAACAACTGAAGGAAAAAGACTCGCTTATCGAAGAGTTCACGACTTACAGTCACGAAGCATCAATCGGAGAAATCCTAGAATCATTCGGACTAAATGCAAAAATCGCTCAGTTCATTCCATCAGAAGTCGAAGCCGACCCTGATGCAGTAGCTGAATGGCTAAATGAATACGGCGATGCCTTTGGTATTGAAGCCGTTGAAGAGGGAGGCGAAGCCTCCCCAGACGCTCAAGCATATGAGCGTATGTCATCTTTGGATGATGGAGAAACTGACCCTTACGTTGGACATGATTTGCAAACACGCATTGACAATGTCACATCTAAGGAAGAGTTACTCAAAATCATTCAGGGCTGATACATCCACATAAACCCTAATAGAAAGATATAAACGTGCCAACAACACCAGCCACGTCAACAACGACATCAACGATGTCGAACTTGATTCAGACGTCGTATGATAAGTTGATTGAGTTTAATCTTCGTTCAGAACCAATGTTCCGCAAGTTTGCAGACAAGCGTCCTGTCGATGTAACAAACCCAGGCAACACCGTCGTCTTCCAGGTCTACAAGGACCTATCTCGTCAGACAACACCTCTGACACAAACTGAAGACCCAGATGCAGTAACACTTAGCAACACTGACCGTGTTAACGTTGTAGTTAACGAATACGGTAATGCTGTTATCACAACTGAGCGTCTGGCTCTTGAGTCACTTTCAGCAATTGACCCAGCGGTTGCAGACATGTTGTCATTCAACATGCGCGACTCACTTGATTCAATTGTATGGAGCCGTCTAACATCACTTGCAACAGGTCGCTTCACAGGTACATCATCTGCTGATGAATCAACAATCAACGGTGAGAACGTATCTTCAAGCACAACAGCTCCAAACTTCTCAGCAGCACTTGCTCGTAAGGGTGTAGCTAAGCTACGCGGAGCATCTGTTCAGCCACGTGATGGTGGATTCTACACAGCACTAATTCACCCAGATGTTTCATTCGACCTTCGTTCAGAAGCAGCAACATCTGGAAACGTTTCATGGCAGCTACCACACACCTACACAGAGGCTGGCGTTGCCAACCTATGGAATGGTGAAATCGGTATCTTCGACCAGGTTCGTTACATCGAAACACCACGTGCTGAGTCAATCTCAGGTTCAGGAACATCTAAGGTTTACGCAACTGTAATCCTTGGTAAGCAGGCTCTTGTTGAGGCTGTTTCATATGAGCCAAAGACTGTTATCGGTCCAGTTACAGATAAGTTGATGCGCTTCCGCCCAGCGGGTTGGAAGGGTCTACTCGGATGGAACGTCTACCGCAAGGAAGCACGTTACGTTATCCAGACCAAGTCAAGCATCGCATCTGCGTAATTTGACAGGAAGGGGGAGGGCAACCTCCCCCTTCTACTTAAGGGAGATATGGCAAAAAAAAAGCAAAAACCAGATACAACCTTTCTGACACCTCTAAAGCTACATGCTGTGCAAGCACATGAGTTGTATACAGAATACAAAGAGGCGGGATTTACAGAAGGTGAAGCATGGGAATTACTAATGCGCCAACTTCCTGATTTGGAATTAGAAGGTTTAGATTTTCTAGAAGAGGGGTTAGACGATGCCTAACATGAAGAAGCCTGCGGTCAAGAAGCCTGCAGTTAAGAAGAATGTTATTCCACCAGACTACGACGTGATTCTTCCTGGCATGGGTTATACCAAGCCAACAAAGAAGAGCCCACCAAAGAAAATTAAGAAGGGTAAGTAATATGCCAATGGTCGACGGAGAGAAGTTTCCATATACCGCTAAGGGAATTGCTGCAGCCAAGAAGAAGAACAAGAAGCACGAAAAGACTGAAAGCAAAATGGAACGAGCAATTGAATACGGCAAGAAGAAGCCAGCAGTAAAGAAGCCAGCCATTAAGAAGAAGAAGTAATGCCAAAGAAGAAGCAGGTTTGGGACAAACCAAACCCTAAGAAAGTTTCTAAGCCTTTGACATCGGCACAAAAGGCATCAGCTAAAGCTGCAGCAAAAGCAGCTGGACGCCCATATCCAAACTTAGTTGACAACATGAGAGCAGCAAAGAAGAAGTAAATGGACCCAAGACTAAAGCGAGCAGGTGTATCTGGTTTTAACAAACCAAAGGCAACACCTAGTCACCCAACCAAGTCACACGTTGTTGTAGCCAAATCTGGTTCACAGGTTAAGACTATTCGCTTTGGTCAACAGGGTGTCTCTGGCTCGCCAAAGAAGGCTGGCGAAACAAAGTCTTACCGTCAGCGTCGTCAATCATTTAAAGCACGTCACGCAGATAACATTAAAAAAGGCGTTATGTCAGCAGCCCATTGGGCAGACAAGGTGAAATGGTAATGGCAAAAGTTTTTAGTGGACCATCAATGCGTATTAAACTTGGCATGTCAGAACATCTATGGTTTGTTTCATATCCATGGGCTAAGACTGTTGTTAAAAAGAATGGCACATGGTCAACGATTGTTTCACCACAAGACAGTTCATTAAAAGATTATGACAGAGTATTACGCGGTGGTTATCAAAACCCAATCACCGACGAAGAGGCAGCGGAGTTAACCGCTGCAGGTTATGGAGATTACATTGTCGAAGTGTAGAACTGGATGTCGTACGCAAGACCATGAAAATTATGGTGACTGTCTTCGTGACGCAAACATCGGTGTTAGTAACGAAGGCGTAGCAACCGCCCTCAAGACAACCGACAAAGAGCTAAGCGCTTACCGCGACGCTCGCAAACTTGGTATTCAACCAGCATCAACCAAGATGAAGGATATTCAAAAAGCTGTACGAGTATCTGAAAAAATAGGAAGGGCAGCACAAGCGTAATGGCAACACTAAACCAATTGGTAGAACAGACCATCGCCGAAGTTGGCGCCTATGTAAAAAACCAAGAATC